GGATATGCTTTGCATTAAAGCCTGCTTAGTTAAATCAAACTCTAAAGCGTCTGCTAATCTTAATGATATGTTTTCACATGCTCTTAAAGTTAAATATAAACTAGCGTCAACAATATGTTTAGTCGCTATATTTGAAGCGTTGGCAGCCATTTTTTGCAATCCGACTAAAGCGTCTTTGTCTGGTAAACTGCCATCTCTTGCCTCATTTAATCCTGTTACATCTCTTATCATTTGTAAATAATATTGATAAGTAGCTATAAGTGATTGTATTTTTCCGTTAGAACTTGAAGTCTGTAATTCTTGTATAGGCACTTTGCCTCTGTTAGGATCACCATCTTGAGTCAAGCTTCTACCAACTATACTACCAGTCTGGAAATACATGTTTAAAGCTTCTTGAGGATTATAATTAGTTCCATTACCTAAATCAACTTCTGCTAAACCATCAACATCCACAAATACACCATCTGGAACCATACGTTGAATTACTTGTTGTAGTTTTAACGATGTTAATTGTATCATGTCTGCAAAACTAGTACATCTACTAACTAAAGATTCTATGCGACCTTGATATAGATTAGGTGCACATATAACATAGTTCATTTTAACTTTAGTTAAATCACTATTAGGTCTTGTCATATTCTCAGCAAGCTTCCATTCAAGCATCTGTGGAACACCCATAACTTTAGCACCACTAAATAAAACCTCTATTGATCTTGAAACCCTATCAAAGTTATCGCTTTGTGGTGGGTTAAATGTATCAGGTTTTTCTAATGTTTTTTCTAATCCAGTTTCTGTTCTTTTTATTTTAAACACTTGATCTATAAATGTTTTGTATTCAAAAAATAATATCTGAACTAAATCATTGTCGTAATTTGGATTAGCTATGTAACCATCACGACCAGGGTATTTAACCATTTTTTCTAATTCTTCACTTGTAAGATATGGAAATTTCTTTTTGATTTCAGCTAAAGTCATAGACTTTATTTCACCAACATAATATATATCTTCAAAATTAGGATCATTAGTATATGAATAGACTAAATTAGCAGGATCTACATAATCAACTACAACACCTTCTGATTTATTAAAAGTTGTTTTAACAGCCCCAATACCTATTGTAACTATATCTTCTATAGTTCTTTTATTAGTTAACTGATATTTATTAAAAGCCAAAGTATTGTTTATAGCTTCTTCTTCAGCAATTTCTACAGATTGCTTATAGCTTAACTGCATATGTATTTCTAATTCTTCTTTTGATTGAGGAAGATTCTCTGGATCCGTTGTATTAAAAAGATTTAATCCAGTTTGCTGTTGTATTTGTAGTATTTGTTCCTTAGCCATCATGTCTCTATATATACCACTTACATAATCAGTTCTTTGTTTTAAAGAAAAGGGATCTTGAGCATAAGCTTTTAAATCATAATCTTTAGCAGCTATACCGTTTACAACTATATCTACAAACTTAGGTATTATAGGTACCGGCTTCCAGTCTAAATTTAAATAAGACAAATCACCATTAATAGATAATTCATCTTTATATTTTTGCACACTCTGCTCACCACGAGCATATAATCTTAAATGATGAAACTGCTGATAACCCGTGTTCCATCTACTACCATTCACTCTACCACCTCTAAACCACTCATACTCAATAGCTTGCCCAACTAATAATCCATATTCTAAAGTTCTCTTTTCCTCTTCAGATACCATCTGATCAGGAAACGCACTATTAACACCAGTGTTTAATTTCATCTATTAATTATTTTTGATTCATTGCCTCTATTATCATACTTAGAAAAGTTTAAATTTACAGGTTGTTTTATAACCTCAGCAATGGGTCTATATTTGTTTTTATTGCAAGCCATGATCGCTAGACCAGAGCTTATTGATGCATCATGTTTTGTTCTATTGTTTATATCAAAAGCAGCCCAGTCTTCTAACGTACGCTGAAAATACATTGTCCCATATTGTTCATTGTTATATCCAACAAACATCTCTATATAGGCTTCAATAGCAGCAGCATGCGCTTGTTTAACGTCTTCACTTGAATTAGGTATACCACCTATTTCTTTTTCTGTTACAGATAGCTTATGTATTGTTTTATCTGGTCTGTTCATAGAGTAACCTCTATAACCTCTTCTTTTAAAATGATATAACAGTCTAGGTTTATTATTTTCTGCTAATATAGGCATGCTATAAAATACGCAAGCCATAAGTACATCTTCAAAAAATATTTCAGCAGTTTGAGGTCTAGCTATATATTCTAAAAATAATAAGTTAGGTGGAGCATCTTCCATACTAAACTTAGTCAAACCATGCAACGAACCTTTAGAACCTCTACCGTCTACAGTTCCTGATATATCATAACTGTCACAACCGAAAGCACCCATGTGATCATTGCCAGGGAACTTTCTACCATTTTTTATAAGAACTCTATTTTGTTGATCTTTATTTGGCACCCATGAAACATAAAACCTACCTTGTTTACTTGGAACAAACATAACGCTTGTATCTTTAATCCCACCTTCCCATTGAAAATTACCCTGTGTGACAACATTAGAGTGTTTTAAATCTTCATTGTAATCTATTTGTTCATAGATCTTTGTAAGATTAAACAGTGATTGTTTTGTTTCATCTCTGAATGCATGTTTCTCAGTACGTGGAAATTGTCTATACAATTCATTAAGTGCATCAGGATCGTCCTTAAGACCATCTACTTCATTCTCCCAGTGTTCTATTACACCTATTTCAATCGGGAAGCCATCAGGTCCCGTCTTTTTTTCTTTGGGTGTCTCAAAGACAGGTAATCCATAAGAATCAATGTATCCTTCGTAATTCCACTCCATAGGAATGAACAAGCTATATAATCCCGAGCTAGTCTGCCCATTGCGGTTTCTTCTGGTAACGTCTGAGTCATCATATAATTTTTTATAATTTCTACCTCCTTTGTCTAAAGCATTTGACGTTGAACCCATCATACACTTGCCTATAATTCTAGAACCTAATCTTAGACAAGTTTTTGTAACCCTCCAGTTGTTTAATATATTGTCAGGTTTTTCCCACTTACCAGATTCGTCGTGTACAAGTAGTTTTAATTTTTCACCATCATAACTGTTGTCTCCTGTGTTTTTCCAGTCAATAGTCGTATCTAATCCTTCTAGTTCTTCTAACTGTTCGTTGCTATCTAATTTACGTCTTGTAAATCTGCTAGCAGGAACTCTGTATGCAAGTTCTGTTTTTGGCCTATCCATACCGTCTTGAATTGGCTTGAAGAAAAACGGGTAGTTGACGGAAATGGGTACGATTTTATCGGTAAACATTTTCTTCGCATCAGACCCAGACTTTGATAAGACACCGTATCTAGCATCACTAGAGATAGTGGCAAGGTTGACTGTTTCGCCAGATGCCATGAATGAAAAACCAGACCGTCTGTTTTTGAGGTAGCACATTCCGTAGCAACGTGTATCTGCTTTACAAGCTTCCCAGAATATATAGAATAATCTGTTTGCTTCTCGAAAGTCTGCTTGCCCAACATCAATCTTGGACCACTGCAAGTACATGTAATGAGTACCAGTAATATAAGTAGCTTTACCCTTGTTATTAAACCAATAACCTTCGTGGCGCCTGGCAAATTCTCTATCAATATATGCATACCATTTTTCTTTAAAATCATCTGGATACTGTTTCCAATCAAATATTGTTTTAATTTTTTTTAAAGCTTTAGGGTATTCGTGGGTTTGCCACTTATCAGCTTCAGTGAAAACTTCGTTTTCTTTTGGTAATGCTATTTTAAGATTTTGTATTTCATATACTTCACCAATCTGACCTGTTTTAGATATAACAATAACATCATGTTCTTTGTTATAACCATAATCCCACTTTTTAGATTTATTTAATCTTTTTATTACATGTGGTTTTATGTGATCAATTACTTTATATAACGTTTGTTTATACATTACTTAGATCTTCTTTCTGCAAAACCTCCAAAAGCTTTAGCCTGAACTTCTTCTTTTGGTTTTTCATTTATCATATCCTCTTCTTCTTTAATACGGTTAAGTATTTCAAAAGCATCAAATATAGCTAGCTTTTTAGTTGCAGCAGCGTTCTTTAATCTATCAGCAGATATATCGTCGTCAGAATCTACAATAGCTTCTTTAGCTACTTTAATTAATTCTTCAACTGCTATGTGCCCAGCGTGGATTATATTCTTCTTCGTTTCCTTGACGTTCATGTTTAATTACAATATCATTTGATTTCATACAATAAAGACGTTTGCCATCAACGACAAAGTCATATTCTCCATTAGGTGTATAACCTACAAGGTCTCCCTCGTTGATTCCTAGCACTTCTAACGCACTATTACCGTATTTTAATATACCAATAAGATATCGCTCTTGATCAGACACTGTATTATCATTACTTTTAATAGGACTTATAAAGCATCTATCATTAATAGTTTGCCATTTATCCTTTCTTTTATATAAATACACTTGATCTAACTGAACAAAATATAAACCATCTTTAAAATAAGACTTACTATTCTTTTCTTCACCTCTTACATTATACCATCTTCTAAAAACATTATGGTGAATCATTATTAAATCACCTTTTTTAATATCAGTTTTAAATGACAAAGGTGTTTCTATAACTTTAGCTATATTATTTACGGATTTAAAAGTTTCTACTTGTGTGTTAATTATAAGGCTTTTGTCACCTACTTTAACATCATTATTATATCGCTGGCCAACTGGCTCAACGATAAAGTCAAATAAACTTTTCACTAATATTCTAAATCATACTCAACTGATATTGCCATGTTAGAATTAAACTTCTTCCACGGCAATACTTCGTCTCGTTTTTTGATGTAGATATTATAGGAATTATCTGTTTTATCAGAAAGTATATGTGATATTGTATGCCCACCATATACTGACTGCCCTAACGAATAGTGCATAGCATCAGTTTTATAGTCAGAACCAATACTTATCTTTCTAATTACAGATGACATTATTCCTTTTTATCCTCTTCTTTTTCAATTGGAGTATATGTTCCATCTTCTAAATTAATATTGATAGATCCGTACTCTTCTTCTAACTCTTTTTTAAAGTCTTCAGTCTCTTTGTTTACTTCGTGAAACTTACCTAATACTGAGGTTTTCTGGGCTTCTAAAAATCCTACTTCGTTTAACAACTTGTTTAAGTCTTTTTGAAAGCCTTGGATTTTTTCTAATTGGTCTTTTTTAATTTCCATTTTTAATTTAATTTAATTGATTAATTATTTATTAATATAGTTACAGGTTTTATTTATTTTTTAAATAAACTTGTAGCCTTTTCTGTCGTGCGTCCACCAAAATATGCTAGAACAACAGCCATCATTACTTTTTCAAATGTGTCATTCCATAATTCACCTATGTGAAATGGTATAGACTCTACACTGTCTAATAATCCTGCTATTGAAAATATAACAATACACCACACTAAAACCATAGGGCGTACGTTTTTAGAAAGCCATGAATCTGACATTGAGTCGGCTTGCCATCTTGAGGTAACAGCTTCCATCTCTTTATTTTGTTGTTCGAATATAAGTTGTTGTAATTTTATTTTGTCTTCACCACTTACATCGGATTTACCTATAGCAGCAATAGCTTCAGCTGGTGAAGTTACACCGCTTAGTACACTTCCTAACGTAGGATTAACTAATGAAGCGGCACCAAACAATAGTTTGCCTACTGTAGTTTCTGCAAATTTTTTCTTAGGTTTTGACATTTTTATTTTCCTTCACTTTTTTGTTTTTTTCTACTAGCTTTAATTTGTTTTTGTTTTTTTAATGAATTGGTTACTAATCTACTCGTTGTTGTTCTTTCATCAGTTGGATTATCATTTGAATCTACGTATGTTCTTTTACCTTTTTGATCTTTATAATCTTTTCTAATTTTTTTCCTTTCAGCTCTACCTTCTTGACGTTTTTGTCTTTTTGCTAGTCTTTCAGCTTTTGCGTTTTGTCTTTTTGTTTCATCAGACATACCAGATTTTTCGCCAGACTTTACAGCAGCTTTTTTAGCTTTTTCTATTTTATCAGCTGTTTTTTTTCTTCTAGCTTCTTTTCTATTCTGTTTGTTTTCTGCTCTTCTATCTTTTCCTTCTTGTCTAGTTTCTCCTTGTTTATATTTTAATCTTTCGCTTTTACCTTTTTTTTCTCTTCTACTAGATTCTTCTTCTGTTGTTATTGTTTTTGCAGCGGCAGGACCTCCTGATTTAGCTGGACCTGTGCTAGTTGGCGCTGTAAAATAACGATTCATAAAACTTTTATTTGAAAATATACTCATAATTTTTATTTTATTTTTATTCTGCTTTATATGCGGGTGCTTCCCACGGTAAAGTTTTATCACCTTCATCAAAAGATGATCTTAAATATTTTTTACCCTTCCAGTACATTGCATCTTTATCATAATCTAAATCTCCACGAGCCATTTGGCCAATGTGAACATTTTCGTGATTAATGGTTTCAGTTATTAATTCTGGATCGGTTATATTTTTATTAATTAAAATATTTCCACGTTTATCAGCTCTACCTATAACGTCATCTTCTTCAAACTCTACGTTAACTATTGGTGTAGGAAATTTACTAAAAGGTGGTTTAAGTTTAAAAGCCATTACTTTCCTGGAAACATTTTGTTTAATACATTTTTACGCTGTTCACAGCCACAAGGTATGTTTAAACCCTGTGAAACTGTGTCAACGATTTTTTTAATTCCAGTAGCTTTAGTAAAAGATTCTATCTTATCACCTAAGCCTCTTGGTTTCATTACGAGAATACTACTTGAGAAACTGTAATACCTGATGGAAGCTTAACTTTAGCTTTTATACCACCTGGGTTAGCTGTTAATGCATAGATAACTGCATCTCTCACTGAAGGAACAGTTCCTGTTGAAGTGTGAGTAATTGCCGCTGTGTCTCCTGCAGTACCACCTTTTAAATAGATAGTTGTTATAGTTGCGCTAGTTGATACAACTCCTGTTGCTTCTCCGCTTACTAGAATGTCTCCACCAGCAAGCCCTGCTCCTGATGAATAAATTGAGATAAATTTTGCCATAATTTTGATTTTTGTTTGTTGTTAATGATTGTTGATTGTTGTTGATTATTTATATTGTTTTAAAATTTTATTTATACCTTTACTTTTAGAGCTATGAATACCTTTATTTGGTCCACCAAAATCAGAAGCTCTACCAACGTTTCCGCTTATACCTGGATTTCTATCAGAACCAATACCACTCGTAAAATTCTTATCTATTTCCTCACGAGTAAATAATCCACTACTAGACATTGAGCCACGAGCACGTAAATTCGCTTTGCGAGCTGTAGCATCGTGGTGTCTTTGGTCTTGTAATGCTTTACCTCCCGCTCTAAAACTTAATAGTCTATCATACTCTTGATTAGATGCTTTTGTACTATCTATAGCTGCTTTAGATAGTGCAGCTTCTTTTTGAGCTGCAATTTTCTTTATTCTATTTGACATTTGAGTTTGACCACTTTTTTCAATTTGAGCACGAGTTTGGTTTCCTAATGTAACTGTTTTAGTAGAGCTTTCATTATTTTGAGAAGTCAAACTTGAATTTTGTGAATTTGAAGAAGCATTAGCAGAATCATCTTTTGCTCTTGCAGCTGCTCTTTTAGCGTTTGCTGCGGCAGTCATTTCTGGTGTTATTTTTGAAGGATCAACAATTTTTGTTCCTTCACTTGCTACTACAGCATCATAATTACTAGTACTACTACCACTATTGCTAGCTGTAGAGGATGTAGAACTACTACTATCACCACCTTTTGAAGTAGTAGATCCTTTATAGCTTGTTTCAGTATAACTAGGTAATGTATTTTTTTTCTTTGGATTTTCAACTAGTGGATCTGTTTTTGGATCTCCAGCTGGTGGATCTCCGATTTTATTTACTCCGTATGCTTCTTTTATATATTTAGATGCACCTCCTGATATTTTACTAGGTTGATTTTGATTCATATCCCCCATTTGCTTATAAGCTCCGGGCATTTGGTAATTATCGTGACCATGAATGTTTAAATGCTCACCGTTGTTTCTAATGTGTTTTGTTGATCCCATTTTAATTTTTTATTTTTATTTATATATTTTAACTTAATGCTACTAAATCTGATATTCCACCTTCAGTACCTGTGGCATACACTTGAACTACACTAACTGGCAGTACAAAACCTTGAGCAGGTTTTACAAATGTTATTACTTCATTATTTATTGTAAGTACTTTTATTTTAGCTTCTGAATCATAGCTGTAGGTAAGAGTTGAATTAGCGGCTATACTTTGTGCCGATGCTAAGACATAATTACTACTATTAGTAACTGATGCTATTAAAACACCAGCTGCAGGTAATGTACCACCTGTTACTCTCATACCAGCTTTTACCTGTGCATTTGGCGAAGCTAAACCTACATTTGTAGAGTTTGAAACAACAGTGTTATCGCTAGTTGTTGTAACTGGTAAAGCAGTTGGTGATTCACCTATGTATATATTATATTCTTTCCACGCTCCTTGTGGAGTTGTTGATTTTGTTCTACCATCTAACAATAATGTATCACTTGGTGTTACAGTTATTCCAGACTTGTAAGAGTCAGTGTAATAATTTCTAATCATTTTTTATTTTTTTTTATTTTTATTTTTACTACAAAAATTTCTAGCAGCAGCTACGCTACCAAATCCCCATTTTTTTAAAGCCATTGCTTTTCTTGTTGGCTCACCATTAGCACCTTTCATAGCTCCTTTCATACCAGCAAATCTGCAAGCAAAAGAAACTCTTCTAGCCCCAGTACCAGACGTTTGTCTACTACCTAGCTTTTTACCAGTTTCTTTAGTGTAATTAGATCGCATTTTACGGTTTTGTTTTTCGTAAGCTTTTTCTTTTATAGCTGGTCCTTCGCTTGCCATTATATTATTTTATATTTAGTTTTACCGTTTTCTTTATAAGCTTGTAAACATCTTCTTCTGTTAATATCTTCTGATACGTAACTTACATGTACCCAGTCTGGGTTATCTTCTGTTCCAAACTCCCAAATAATCTGATCATAATCTAAGTTATTCTTAATATAATCATACATTTCTGCATTTGTTTTATAACCGTAGCTATCGTCTATATCAATCGCACAGCCAATACAATGTTGTGAGGTTGTGCTTCCGCCAATAGCAGAATTTAATTTGGGTGAGCGATAGAAACTATTAATAGCTATTGGACCACCTACCCATTTACGTAGAGGTTCAAACACTTCTTCTGCAATAGTTTTCATGTTTATTAAATCTAATTCTCTAGGTATATTGTCAATATTTAACCTAGTGGCTGTGTGAGATTTAATACCTTCTTTAAGAGATATGTGTTCACTTATTCTATCACTCATTTTAGTGAGTTTTTACTTTGCCAACGAGCTTATTGGTCCAGCTTTGTAAGGTACATCAGCTTTCATAACTTGAATACAGCTATCGCCACATCTTGAATTACCTTTTACTAATGTTCTACCTTCTTTAGGTAAACCTGAAACCCATATTGCGTTTTGCCCGTATTGTCCTGGTTGTTTTGCCATAATATTATTTTTAAAATTCGTTAGAGTATAAACTATTAACCCCTTGTTGATCTATATCTATTGGTGTTGCAAGCGGTGGATTCATAGCTGGTTTAATCCCTACTGGATCTAGTTCTTGAGAGCTTTGAGCTCTTCCAGCTCTATCCACAGCTAATGGATCTGTTAAACTTTGAAAATTGTCCATTTGATTTTTACCCATAAAACTTGGATCTAATCTTGAAACATCACCTTTTGGGCTAAAATTTTCAAGGTTTGTATTAACAGTGCTTAAAGGTACTTGATTGGCTGGATTATTAAGATCTTTTAACATATCTGGATCTGTTATATAATCTTCCATTTTAACAACTTTAGGTTGGTTCCGCTTTCTTTTGAATCCTGTTAATGCTCTTAATGCTTTACCACTTCCCCCCATAAGGGCTTTAAACATAGCTTGTTGATCCACTATTTTTTAGATTGTAATTTAACAATAGCGTCTTGCAGTTTTTTGATTTTAATATCAATTACTGAAGATGGTTTTTGCACTTCTACTTTTTTTTCTTTTTTTCCCATGATTATCTGTTTTTATCTTTATTAACATTATTTATAGACGTAATCATAACTTTGTCTATATAGGTTTTACCCTTCATTATTTTATTTCTTGCGGTAGAGGTTGGTATATCCTCTGTACCAAGCATGATACGGTACATTCGACTTATTAGTTGTTTACACTTAAAGGAAACTTTATAGATATTATACTTTTGGGTTGTGCGGTTATGTTTTCTCCATACCAGTATCCAACCTTGTTTAAGTAATCTGTTCCAGCGTCTGTTGTCCCAACTATAAGAATATGTACCGATTTTAAAATCTTCTCTAGTGAAAAGATCCATGCAATCGAAGTATATAAGTAATTCTAAATCTGCATCGTTTAAATCATTATTTTTACAAGCCCATTTTCTAATGATCCTGTAATGTTTTAAAAGATTTAGATTTCTAATGTCACTAGCTTCTAATCTCACAGCACAACTACTACATTGGCCATGTTAACAACTTGATATATCTCTTTATTAATTTCTATTTGATGGCAGTTATTTTTGTCAAAATAAATAACATCATTTTCATCAATTCCAATAACATTGCTTCCAGCTGATAATACAGTGCCTTCGGCATATCTTATATCCTCTCGTTGTTTTTCTGCTAAGAAAAGACCTCCCTTTGTTTCAGAGACACCTTGCTTAGTCATATTAACTATTAAATTATTCCCTATTGCCTTCATTAATTCTAAGATTATTGATTACACAATTGGTTGATAAAATAGTTGATGCTACAGATGCTGCATTTTTTAATGCACTTTTTGTGACAAGTAAAGGATCAATAATCCCTGACTCAATCATATTAACCATATTTCCTGTAACTACATCTAAGCCTTTTCCTTCTGTTAAAGATGTTTTGTAGTTAACTATACCTGCGTTGCTTAAAATAGTCTTAAAAGGCGCCTTAATAGCTCTTAAGAGTATGTTTTCATAAGCATTAGAAGTTTTGACTTGTTGTGCAGCATTTAATAATGCAATACCACCTCCTGGAACAATACCTTCTTTTATAGCAGCTTTAGTTGCGCATATTGCATCTTCAACTCTATCTTTCTTTTCTTTTAATTCAACTTCTGAATTAGCCCCTACTTTTACTACAGCAACTTTACCTGATAACCTAGCTAATCTTTTTTCAGTATTAATTACTATACCAGGATGCTTCGCTGTTTTAAGTTTGGCTTTTAAATCTTTTATTATATCTTTAACTTCATCACATACTTCACCAACATGTAGTATAGTTTCCATTTGGCTTGTTACACTTTTTTGTATTTCACCTAAATGTTCTGGGCCTATTAAATCAATATCATCACCTAGATCTTCATTTATAACAGTGGCTCCAGTAAGTAAAGCTAAATCTTCTAATGTTTCTTTTTTATTAACTCCATAAACAGGCGCGTCAATTAAGTTAACTTTTATATTACCTTTTAACTTATTCATTGCTAAAGCAGACATAACCTGTTGGTCTACATCAGCTATAATAAGTAATGATCTATTTTGTTTTATAGCGTATTCTAAAACACTTTGTATTTTTCTAACATTTTCAACCTCAGACTCAACTATAAGCACTAAAGGTTTATCTAATTCAGATGTATTAGTTTCTTTGTTTGTTACAAAATGTATATTTTTTAATCCTCTATCGTATTGTATACCGTCAATAGTATCAAATACTGTTTCTGGTAAGTCTGAAACTTCTAGTATAACAACACCTGTTTCATCAACTGATCTAAAAGCATCTGCAATAATTTTACCAAGTTCAGGATCGTTGTTAGTAGATATAGTAGCCACTTGATCAATCATATCTCCTTTTACTGTAGTAACTATTGAATTTAAATAATCAACAACTTTATCTGTTGCTGTTCCTATAGCTTTTTTTAAATCTCTAGAGTTTTCTTTTGTTGCAACTTTATAAGCTTCTTCTAAAATAGCATGAGCTAGAACTGTAGCAGTGGTTGTACCATCACCAGCTTCTCTAACTGTTTTTCTAGCCGCTTGTCTTAATAATGTTGCTCCCATATTTTCTACAGGATCTAATAGTGTTATAGCGTCAGCCACTGTTACACCATCTTTCGTTATAATAGGTTCACCGGTTTGATCTTCTAACATAACACACTTACCACTAGCCCCAAGAGTGGAGCTAACGGCTTGTGTAAGTTTTGTAATACCAGCAAACACATTGTTTTTAGCATCTGAACCAAAACTCAGATTCTTTACAATTGCATTTGACATAATTTAATTTGATTTGATTTGATTGATTGATATTATTTAAACGTCTTAACTACTTTAGGTCCTTTTAAGAAATCTACTTTCTTTGCATAGTGATCAACACTACCATCAATTGCAGTTTCTGCGGCTTCCATAGTTTCACGTCTTGTTACATCGTACCATTTGTCTTTTTCTACAAGGTCACGGTGTTCGGTTTGAAAATAACCATTAGGTAGCTGTACTATTCTCCAATGTTTCTTTTTGGATAAATGTTTCCAGATTTTAATAGTTTCTTCGGTAATCTGCGGTGTTTGTGGTTGGCCCATACTTGAGCTCAACGAATAAAAATAAGTCATCGTGTTTTGGTTTTAAGGGTTAAACTTTATTTTTGGTTAATATTGCCTCGCTAGCAATATAGGTTTAGTTATACTATCACTTGTTTTTTACAAAACTTACACTATTCAACCGGTGGTACAGGTGGGTTTTGCCATGTGAAGTATAAATCTTCATTTACTGGTGTTATTTCTGCTTGTATCTGAGCTTCAATGCTAGCTGACATAGAAGGCACATCTAATGCTCCTTCAAGCCATCCAATAACTACAGCTTCAAAAGCTTCAGTATCTGCGTAAGGCACAAAAGGATCTCCTGATGTGTATTGAAAACCTTGAGCACCTATTTGTGATGCTGAATAGGTTTTTCCTCCAGATTCTTCAGAACCTGAGTACGTCCAATGAACAGTGAAGATTACGTTGTCTTCACCTTCTGCCTGGATGTGAGCGTTCATTTGGTTAATTGTCCATTTGTAAGTAATTGCCATTTTTATTGTTTTAATTTATTTATTTTAAGGTAAGCATGATTCAAAAGTTACTAAGCATTGTACGCTTATTGAAGTTGCTGTTGTTGTATTTATTATTGATTGTAATTGTGTACCACTAAATGTAATGCCATATTGAAAAGAAGTTACGGTATTAATAACTGTACCAGCAGTTCCACTCCACTTTACTTGAGCTATTATGTATGCACTTGCATTACTTTGTTTACATATATTAACTTGATATAATCCGGCTGGATAACCACTAAAGTTTAATGCGTTTGACCAAGTATTTGCTACAGAGCTATAATTGTTATAACCATAACTAATATTTCCTTTAACAGTTAAAAGTGGTTGTAAATCAGAGCCTAGTTCAGTATTACTTAATCCAATGCCAACATGATGACATGGAGCCCCTTGAACTGCAAGTGAACCAGCTTGAAGCATTGCAACGGGGCTGGTCGTCCCAATCCCGACGTTGCCGGCACTTGTAATACGCATTTTTTCTGTATTACCCGAATTTAACCCACCCGCAACAAAACCTAAATAAGAACCCCCTCCGTTTTGTGTTTCATTTCCAAACCTTATTTCTGATTCAACATAAGTATTAGAAATTGAATACTGCGAACCAATACTTGTATAAGAATTAGGACTTGTATTTAGGCTGTATATATTAATTGCTTTTGTGTTTGAATTTGCTGCAACTTGTATTCCTAATTTATTAACTGGCCCAGTCGTTCCGATCCCGACGTTGCCGCCGTTGAAATATGAATTACCACTTGCTTGAATTTTTACGTTAGCAGTTGCTCCTGCATGCATATAAAGCTGAGCGTAACCATTAGCATCGTTATAGAAATTAAATATCCTGTTTGTGTTATTAGCTGCATTTGCTTTACTAATCAATAACCCATTGTCAGTTTTTACAAACATACAATTTTGAGCTCCCCAATTATTTTGTGCAGCTGTACCATGACCTGTCATAAAAACATTAGTTGTAGCAGTAGAATAATTGTGTAATTGAGCTCCAGGCGAAGCCGTCCCGATCCCGGTTTTTCCGTCATTTAACACTACAAAATCACCACCTGTCGTGGCTATTTGAAATCTAGTATTAGCTACATTAGCAGTTCCACTAGGTACACCTATTTTAAATGGATAATATCTTACGCCAACTACTCCACCATCTTTAATATAAAATATTTCATTATCTGAAGAATCAGTTGTTTTAAAAGTTAAACCAGTTGATGCACCAGTACCTTTTATTTCTAATTTAGCATCAGGGTCTGTAACCCCAATTCCTACTCTTCCGTTATCTAATACGTAAAGTTTATTTGCAGTTGTTCCTCCACCAACTAGCGTGCTAGTGCCACTTCTATAAATAATATTTGCTGAATTTGCTTTGTTGTTTATAACATCAGTTCTCAAAGTTGTTGTTTCTACTGTTCCTGCAAAATTTGCATTACCAGATGTTTTAGCCATTGTAAAAGCATTCACATTATTAGTAGCATCCCTAATACAAAAAGACGTGTTTTCTTGACCAACAATACCAGTTGTTAAGTTCCATTGTTGACCAGTTGAGTTTTGATTATAAAGTTTCAGACCTCTATTTTCTCCAGTAGAAATATCATCAATGTTTATAGTTAGCATATTTTTAACAGTTGCATTTCCACCGACATTTAATGAACCAGATGGTATAGTTACATCTCCATTAAAATTTACGTTTCCAGAACTGTCTATACGCATTCTTTCATTTCCAGCGGTATAAAATACATTAGTGTCATTTGCTGACCACCCCATGAAAGTACCACTATCACCATTATGAGTTATAAAACCATTAACACCAACATTTCCTGCAACTTCAAGTTTTTCAGCAGGCTCATTCGTTCCGATACCGACGCTCCCCCCATCAGGTTGAAAAACTATATTACCTGCATTAGCAACCCCAGATTCTATTGTTTGAAATATCCATTTTCTATCAGCAGCCGTTGCCCCACCTTTCATTTCACAATTTAAAGTTGCATAATTTGATGCTTCATTTGATGTTCCAAATCTTGCAAACTCCACACCAGAAGTAACAGTTTTAGCCTGACCACTAGCAACTTCTAATTTAGCATTAGGCGAAGTCGTTCCGATTCCTACGTTTCCTCCTGATGGTTGAAGTATTAAATTATATGCTGTAGCACTTGCATCTTCTCTCATTGCCTGAATCCAGCCATTACCACTTGCACCATCTACTCCAAGATACATTCCGTGTAATTGGTTAATACTAAGAGCAATTACTCCACTTGCAGTTCCTAGTGTAGGGTATGTAGTTCCACTTAATGAATTAACATTAAGCAATGTTT